CGTTGCAATCTCGGTGTCATTATATTGATTTGACACTAGATACCGAACACGATAAATATCTTCGTATTCGGCAGATTGCAGAAAGCGGTCAGTTGTTTAACGGTTATGATATGACCAAGCAACAAGAAAGCGAAATTCTGCGTTTTATGAAGGACAACTCTAAGCGGTTTCGTGAAATGTCATTGCGTACTGCTCTCAAGTTGGCAGACCTTCGTAAATCGCAACCACATCGTTGGCAGCGAGTTGCAGAAGTTACAGTTATGAGGAATGGCGTATGAAAACATATGATATTAAAGGTTATGTGACAAAACCACACGAACCTACTGCTCAATTCCAAGTTACTGTAAATGCTAATGACCAGACTAGCGCACGTCGTCTGGTCCAAATGCAATATGGATTGGGTGGAACAGTTACCATTCAAAGAATATTGGAAAAGAAAGGCAAATAAGTGTCTCAAGAAATTAAACGTATATTTTTAACTGGTCCGCCTGGCAGTATGTGGAGTGGATGCGATAGACGTTTGCGTCAAGCATTATTAGATATTGACAATAGTGATTGGACCGAACAACGTCAATGGTTAAGATTTGATGGAACTATTCCGCATCGTGGTGCTTATTTTAACATCGGTAATGAATTTGGCGAGTGGGTTTGTAACTTTCACAAATATAGTCGTGAAGAAATTTTAGAAGTTGTAGATAGCGTATTTGTTCCACAACCTGAAAAGAAAGTATTGGTGCGTATTCATAAGAGTCATGAATTTGCTCATCATCTTGATCAAATTCGTGAGCAATTTCCAGAAGCAGCCATTATAACTATTAATAATGATCCTCATAAATGTTTGGCAAATTGGGGATTGTGTGATGGTTTTAACCATGTTTATGATACTTATGATTGGTACAATAAAGATTATGAACATATTTGGGAAACTATTAACTATCAACATTTTGCAATTCGTGATTTTATCCGCAGACATAGTTTAGATATAGGTATTCTTACTAAACAATGGATCATTGATAATTTAGGAAATAGATTGCAACCAGAATTTCTTGATGGCGTTGAACCTGAGTGGGATGGTATCAAAACAATTTACATACCACAAGATGCAGGATATGGACTTGTTGATACTATTAGATTATCTTGTGTGCCGTGGGAAACCAAACTAAATAATTAAAAAGGATAAAAAATGGAAGAAGAAGAACATGATTTTTGGACAGATGCTGCTAGATTAAGTGCTTACCATTTTGATAAAAATAGAATGGACCCGCGATTTGATTGTGCTGTTGGGTTAGGAAGTTTCAGAGGCGATTGGGATGATGAAGTAGAAGAATGCCTTAAAAAAGCAATTCCAGTTAGTATGTCTTTGCGTGGCAATAATATTACCACAAAATATCATAGCGACACTTATCATAAAGACCCAATTTTAAACGGCAAGTACAAATTTGAAAAGAAATTTTTTGATAAGGTTGGGTTTGATTACGACAAATATCCTGTTTTGTCTAAGACCGCTGAATTTGGACCTAAAATGCAAAAGATGATTGACATGTTTTGTTTTGCTGATCCGCAATGGCATACATTTCATGCACAACACATTGGTTCAGTATTTCCATATCACATTGATGTTTTCCATCGTCGCAATGTTTTAGCAGAAATAGACCCAAGCAAGATACTGCGTGTTGTAATCATGTTACGTGATTGGGAACCTGGTCATTTTTATGGTTATGGTAATTACAATTATCAAGGATGGAAGGCTGGTGATTTTCACACATTCAATCATGCTGATACGCCACATTATACTGCAAATGCTACTTATAATCCAAGATGCTTATTGTTATTGACTGGTATAAAAACCAAAGCAACAGAAGAATTTTTATGGCGCGCACGTAGCACAAGTCACATTGATATTTAAAAATATCAATAATTTAATAAAAAAGCAGAGCATTTGCTCTGCTTTTTTATTGTATATGCTACATTAATAATGTATATTAATCATAGATGTTATGTAAAATTATAATTCGTGATGAAGTAAATTGTAAAATTGAAGGTCTTGATGCTGATACACGCCGCAGACTTGTGGCAAAGTTTAAGTATGAAGTACCATATGCTCGTCATTTGCCAAGTGTAAAACTTGGTAGATGGGATGGCAAAGTAGCATATTTTCAACTTGGTGGTTCTACCTATATCAATCTACTTCCAGATATTATTGAGTATCTCAGTGAGCGTAATTGGGAATTTGAAGTAGAAGATAACCGGTCTTCACGTCAAACGTTTGAATTTAGACAAGTAGATAGCAATACATTTGCTCACAAGACATGGCCAAAAGGTCATCCAAACGTAGGGCAACCAATTGTGCTGCGTGATTATCAAATTGATATTATCAATCAATTTTTAGGTGATACGCAATGTGTGCAAGAAGTTGCAACGGGTGCTGGTAAAACTATTATGACAGCAGCACTTAGTCTTATGGTTGAACCATATGGTCGCACTATTGTTATTGTGCCAAGTAAAAGTTTGGTTATTCAAACAGAAACAGATTACAAAAATCTTGGGTTAGATGTTGGTGTTTATTTTGGCGAACGCAAAGAATTAGGTCGCACACATACTATCTGCACGTGGCAGAGTCTGAACAGCCTTTATAAGAGCAGCAAAGGTGTGGGAAATGAATGGACCATGATGCTTAATGTTGCAGCAATCATTGTTGATGAAGTACATCAAGCCAAAGCCGAAGTGCTTAAAGCATTGCTTACTACTGAATTTGCTGATATTCCTATTCGTTGGGGATTAACTGGAACTATTCCAAAAGAACAATTTGAACAAGTTGCGTTGCTTGTATCTATTGGTAAAGTTATTAATCAGTTAAGCGCCAGTGAATTGCAAGAACGTGGAGTGCTATCACAATGCCATGTTAATATTGTACAAACAGTAGAACACAGTGATTTTAGAAATTATCAAGAAGAATTAAAATATCTAACAACCAATAAAGATCGACTTGATCATATGGCAAGTCTTATTGGCGAAGTAATCAAAACAGGAAATACACTTGTATTAGTTGATCGTCGTGAGTGTGGCGATGAATTGGTAGCACGATTGCCTAATAGTGTATTTGTTCATGGAGATATGAAGAATGCAAACCGTAAAGAACACTATGATGAAATTGCTAATGTCAGTGACAAAATTATTGTCGCAACTTATGGCGTGGCTGCAGTTGGCATTAATGTTCCTCGTATTTTTAATCTTGTTCTTATTGAACCTGGCAAGTCATTCGTTCGTGTCATTCAGTCTATCGGTCGTGGCATTCGTAAGGCAGAAGATAAAGATTTTGTTCAAATCTGGGACTTGACTGCTGATTGCAAATTTGCTAAACGACATCTAACTAAACGCAAACAATTCTATCGAGAAGCTAACTATCCATTTACCCAAGAAAAGAGTATTTACAAATGAAAATAGCAGTATGTGGTTGCTCATTTAGCGCCATTAGTAATTTACCTGAATATAATGGAACACATTGGAGTGAAATTCTTGCTAATAAACTTGGCGCAGAATTAATCACATATGCACGTCAAGGAATTGGCAATAATGTAATACGATTGCAAATTGATGAAGCAATCAAAGAAAAAGTAGATTGGGTATTCATTGCAAGCACTACCGAAGACCGTATAGAATTTCCTGTTGAAAAATTTATTAAGATAGAAGATGGTTCGCCTAACCATAGTGCCAAAGAAGAAAATCGCAATGGCTATCTTTGGGAAGATGGATTAAAAAATTTTAACTATGGAAATGCACATCCTTATCGCATGATTGCTGAAACAATGTTTTCTGTAATTGAAAACTATGACCACAACTATCGTATTGCAAAAGTAGATAAGCATACACGTATGGCCATGGAAGGTTATGCAGCATTTCTTTATGATGCACATTGGAAACGTCAAGTAGATAATTGGGTGTTGTTTAGTGGGTTATGGAAACTTGATGCTTTAAAAATTCCATTTTTATTCAACGGGTGGAATACATGGATTAAGGGACGCAGTTGGAACGAAGATTTTCCTCGTGAATTTACTGAAAAATATTTTGCACCACCGCAGTTTGCACTAGGTGCTTTTTGCGATAGTCATCCGCTTATTGGACCTGATCCAGGCTATCATACTCATCCAGATGGTCAAGTGGCTATTGCCGAACTATATTATAATTTTGTTAAGGAAAGACAGTGAGAATATTAACAGTAGATAATACCGTATTTGAAATGAATAACCTACCAGAACAAGTTGATGATTTGCGGTTCTGTGTTTTAGACAACAGTAATCCAAGTGAAGCAGATTATTATTTCTTGCCACTTGTATTTTTAGAAAGTTTTAACGATCCTGCACTTGTGCTAAAGATAGGCGAACACCGTATAATGATGCCTTATAATTGGCGAATTCTTATTGGTGAAGCAGAGATTGGTGATTTAGAAGCACTCCCCCTTACGAAACTTAATGATCGTGGTTTTCAAGCATTTACATTTAATCCTATTAGTTCATTTCGTGCAGCATTTATGAATATTGAAATTGAAGATGTTTATCAGGATGTGCGTTGGTATTTTCCTAAATTAAAGAATGGTCAGCTACTTTGCATCCCAATAACTGATGGACCAAAACCAATCTGTGCATACTTTGTTAAAGAAATTAGTAGAGCATCGGAAACGATTGATATTCAAAATATAGTGTAGTATAATATAAAAATGAATAAACTTGACATTGGCTATGAGATGGCACAGTTGGATACCAAGAACCGTTCCTTTTATGATGAACTTACCGATGAAGAACGTAAGAAGTTCTCCACATACCTTATGCTGCGTTGGGGTAGTGCGGTAGGTGGTGAGCCTATGTTGCAGCAATATTATCTGCAAGCAATGAATGAGCGTGTTAATAAACGTTTCTTTGACCTTGGTAAGCATCCTAAGCTACAATGGCTGTTGCTGACCACTGTTTCTCCTAATATGGGGAAGCATCGTCATGAGTGGATGGCATATAGTAGTAAGACTGTTAAGAACAAACGCGCACAAAAATTGTTAGAATTATATCCACATATTAAAAATGATGAAGCAGAACTTCTTGCTTATAAAATCACTGATGAACAATATAAAGGTATGTTAGTTGAACGTGGATATAGCGACAAAGAAATTAAAGAGGCGTTGAAATGACGATTAAGAGTTCAACTACTAATGATTATAGAATAATAGCATCAATCAATCTCCTTGATACTTTTGGTGGTCAAAATTTGCAGATAAATTTTACATCTGACATTATTGAACTAGTTTCATGGTGGCAAGAATGGAAACCAGTATTTGCAAACAAAGACCCAAGCGTTATGGATGCACTTAAACAAGCTAAAGTATTACACGAGATAACAAAATAAAATGGACTTGCTAACTGTTGTTTATAGTGATGAATTATATTTGCTTGAACATCAAGCATATAGTATAGCCTATTATTTTAGCGATGAAATAAAAAATATATATGTAATATTAAATGATGACACTTTGACTCACAATGATATTAATTTAAGTTGGTATGGATATCAACAAGATAAAGTCCGCATATTTCATCGCAGTGAGTTTGGCTATTATCCACCACCGTATCTTAAAGGTTGGTACTCTCAACAGGTTTGTAAAATTCTTGGTACTGTGCAAGCTGAGAGCAAGTGGTGTATGATACTTGATACAAAAACATGGTTTATTAGACCATTTGAAATTGAAGAAATATTTGATCAATATAATCGTGCGCATTTCGAAAGTTGGCCATGCAACAGTCCGCATTGGCAAACTGGATTACAATTTTTAAAAGAAAAACATAATATTACCGATTTTAAATGGATAAGTCCTGCTGGCGTTCCCTTTCTTGCTTACGTGCCTGCTATGCGAGAAATGGTGTATGAAGAATTAGAT